GTGTTTTGACCGTTGCCGGTCAACTGAAACAAGTTCAGGAAAAACCGATACCACTCACGCGAGATCAACCCAGTTCGCGCATCCGTTAGCGGAACCCTGGGAGGTGTGATGTTGGTTAGATCGACGGTTGCCATCGTTAAGCATTGGTCGGACTGATGATCAGTTCAGCACCCATGATCGCAGTCTTCACGGGGTCGGTCATTGACAACTCGTACACCCGGTCGCGCAGTTTCATGGTCATGCCAAGACGACGGTAAAACACGCGGCGGTAATACTGACCGATCTTGCCAATTGATGCCGTGTGTTCGTTGGACCACGTATGACCGCCATCGTCTGACCAGCGCAGCATCAGTTCGGGGTCACTGCCTTGCCCAAGGTTCAAGCCAACACCTGACTCCAGATCGATCTGGAGGCTGTGATGCGCGGTGCGTTTAAGGTTATTTTGACCTGTCGGCAACGCCCGCCATGTACGCAGCCACTTTTGAATCTGGCCGTTGTCAGCATAGGTGTCAAGGTCGAACGAGTAGATATTGCCGTTCTCGTAGTCGCCCACAATGATTTTGTTGTTGAACGCCATCTGGCAGTTGCTGCGGTGGCGCGTGAACGAGCCGTTGCTCCAGCCTGCCCGCTCATGCCACGCGCCAGTGGCAACGTCGTACACCCAAGTTGTGTTGGCGCTGGGGAAAATGAGCACGTAGAAACTGTGGCCGTCTTGCTGGTAAGTGTAGGCCAATGAGTCGGTCAGATTGCCGTACTGCTGGATGTGCCACTCGACAGCGTGGGTGCTGATGCGTTGGCCTGTGTAGCCGTTGGCTCGGTAGACAATACCCTGACCTCGAGCGTCAGCGCCCAGCCAGAAGATGCCGTTGTCCATCTTGGCAATCGTGTAGGCCGAAATGCAGCCGATCTCGTTGAACGCACCCTGGATGCGCTGGAGCGGGAAGTCTTGAGTCCCTGCGTCGTACCAAACCTCGACGCTGTTTGTGCCGTAGACCCAAACCTCGCGGTGGTCGATGATGATGCCCACCACACCGTCAGGAGAACCCTCGGCGCTGGCAAAATCGAGTGGGTCAACCGACAAACCGTCAAGCAGGCTGGTGATCCAGATTTTCTGGCTGTTCGGTTCGTTGAACACAAAGTAGCCGTCCAAATAACCCACGCTCACCGCGCCAGGGTAATCTGGATCAGTGATCTGCGAGAACACATTGGTCGTGTTGTTATAGATGTAGCCAGGGCCGTTGGCGGCAACGAACAACTGGGTGCCGTTGTCGGCCATGCTGACCGGTCCAGTGCCTGCAATCGTGCCCAGCAGCGTGGCGCTGTAACTGGTATTGATCTTGTACAGACTGTTGCCCGAGACAACAAACGCCACGGTGTTGTCCGACGAGAAGGCCCACAGCCCTCGGATCGGTCCGTCACCAACGGTGGCAAGGTTCAGCAGTCCTGGGCAGCGTTGCAAGTACGCAGGCTCTTTACCACCCTCGGGAATGACCTCGGGGAAAAGATTGATCATGCGGGCATCCGCAGCGTTGACGCTGCGAGTCACATACGTCGAGCCAAGGATCGGGGTCTTCATTAGTAGTTACCCGCATAGACGTTGAAGCGCTGGCGCGTTGCGATCAGCGAGTACGGCATCGACATCACATCGTCAGGGTTGTTGATGCGCTTGAGATCACGCTTGGATGTCATGGCGATACGCACAACCTGGGGCGATGGCTCTACGCCAAACTCAGGCGCGATTTCGCATGCGAGGTTGTAGGCAAACGCCCGCAGATAACCTGGAGGGAACAGAATCTGCGTTGACAGGTTTGCCGGTTGTGTCAGTTGCTCCACGCTGATGAAATGGAACTCCAACAGGCGCGTGGGACGCGGATAAATGTAAATGTCGATGTCAGGATAGGTCATGTTGACGAACATGACCTGGGGGTACGTGGATGTCACGGTCTTGACCGCGATGCCGTCGTACTGTTGCTGATTGATCAGCTTAATGCCGTAGGACACATTGGTCTGCGGATCACGGAAATAGGTGGCATCGTCAACCAGGATAGGGCGCTCGGCAGTGCCGTTCAAACGCACCAGCGATCCGGTGGGGCCAAGGGTTGCGTTGATCTGATCAACAGGCCAATTGCAAATTTGGTCGATGGTTGAGAAGACGGACAGGCGCTCGGTGTTCCATGACTCAATCATCTGATTGAGCGCCATCAGGCAGTCTTGAGACACGGCTGCGGAAGGCGTTTCACCTTCGGCCAGCACACCTAGCAGCCGCAACGCTCGATTGATCTGTTCGCCTGCGGTGTAGGTAGCCATGTCACTCTCCTTCGTCTGTCTGCGGTGCCAAAAAGTCGGGCACTGGGGTTTCTACCGATTCATCGGTTTTCTTGCGGCGACCGCGCCGCGCAATCGGAGCCACATCGGCTTCCGAGGCCACTTCTTCGACAGTCGAAGGCGTGTCAGGATTGTAGCGTGTCCAGCCGTTTTGTTCATCTGCTTCGGCTTCCATGTCGAGCGAGGCGACTTTGGTGCCGTGAACCGGGTGTTCGAGGTAGATTATGGGCATGTTAAGAAACGGGGCCGAAGCCCCGTTTGGTTTTAGCCAGCAGCCATGATGACCCAGTTCGTGCCATCTTCACAAACCAAAGTGGCCCACTTGCCAGCAGTAGCAGCCAGAATGGCTGTGCCTGCGGTGCCAGTGGTCAAAGGTTTGACGTTGGACGAAGCCGAAATCACCGTATAGGTAGCGGACAGGTTTTTCAGAGTGACGGTACGACCGATGTAGTCGGAACCGCTGGGCAACGTCACGGAGACGTTGGCAGCAGAGCCGTTGCACACCACGTAGTTGTCTGAATCACCGAGGCTAAAACTAGCAGTTTTAGTCACAGGTGCGTTCAAATAAAACGCGGACAGCGCAGGATCGGAGTACGCAACACCGACGGGTTTATTGTTTGCCATGATGCGTCCTTTCAAAACAGGGGCCGAAGCCCCCATTAAATTTAAGCAACGCGGTACAGCGACCAAGCACCGTCGCCGCTCTTGCGGGCGCGGAACATTTGGGCAGTGCCAGCAGTTGCAACAACGGTCATCAGACCAACCAACGTCCAGCCGGTGTTGGTCACCAAAGTGATCACACCAGCACTGGAACCGTCCACGTTGACAACCGAGAAGTCAAACGACACGCCAGCCTTGGTGGCAGACGGCAGAGCAGCTTCGAGGTCGGCAACGGTGGGCAGCGTATAGCTGGCCGCAGACGTACCAGGACTGCCGAGCAAAATGCCATTCAGCACTTGTGCAGCGGTCAGAGTAGCGGTTGCAGTTGCAGTTGCGGGAGCGGGGATGACGGTGAAATCGACTTCATTGATGTTGCCATCGCCAAGCTGATAACCACCAGAACCATTAGGGAGAGCCATGATAAATTCCTTTCAAAATTAAGACGTTGAAAGGGGCCGAAGCCCCGTTTCAGATCAGCCCCACAAACGGCAAGCCATTTGCGGACGAATGACGCTGTAACCGTACAGAACGTCAATACGGCAAGGCATCCGGTCATTGTTGATATCGTACTGGCGAACCACACGCATGGAGATGCCGTTGTGGACAGCGCGAGCGGCCATATCAACACCCTGGGGCAGCAACAGGTCAGCCGTAGCAAACGTGATCGCGTCCTTGTGGTAGACCAAGTTCTGAGCGTAGGCGCTGGCAGAAGAACCGAGCATGGTCACGGCAGCGGTAGCAACCGGGAATGCGTCGATGGTAGCTAGGGCTTGATCAGCGGTGTACATCGCGGGGCTGACAGTCAGCGTAGCGGTGGACGAGCCAGAAGCGGCAGCGGTCACCACGAACTGCTGGAGCGAACCAGTGGACTCGCGGGTCTGCGGGTTCACTGCGTACACACCGGCCACGGTGAACACATCGCCCACGTTCCAGGTTTTGCTGGAGCCGGTGAAGCTGATGCCCAGGGTGGTAGAACCTTGAGTGGTCACGGTGCTGGTCACGGTGATGCCAGTGCCCCACGAGCCAGTGGTGTGCTGCTTGATCGACTGAGACATATTGATCTCGTCGAAGCCCAACACGCCCATGCCCATCATGCCGTTCTTGAACTGGCGGCTGATGGTGTCGGTGGGGTTGAACAGACCTTTCATGCCTTCGACCAAACCAGCGTTAGCAGCGGGGTTGACAGTGGCATAACGGGGCGACATGACAGCAGCGGCTTCGTTCAGCTTCTGCTGCGCTTGCAACAGAACCAAAGAAGTAGCGGGAGTCGTGCCGGGGGTGCCCACGGACTGATAGATGCTCTTGAAGCTGTTTGCCACATCAGCGTCAATAGACGATGCCAACTGGCTGATACGAGGCTTCAACACACGCTCTGCGAAGTCGTCCAATTGCATGGTCAATTCAGCAGAGGTGAAGTTCACGCCGATGTGCTTCTGGCTGGAAACAGTCAGAGTGGTGTACTGTTCGTTGTCGTCCTGAACTTGCAGAGCGGCACCGTCAGTCACCAGAGCGCGGTCGGGCAAACGGATACGGAGGGTTGAACCAATCTTGGCACCTTCGACAGCGAAGCTGTCGTCGTACTGACGGTTCACGTTGCGGGTGAGCACCAGATTGTTCTCGAGGATTTCGAGAGCCTTTCGGGTGATCATGTCAATGGTAAGAATACTATTCGCCATGATGCGAGTCCTTTCAAAGTTTTAGCGGTTCATCTGTGCTTGCATCTTTCGCAACTGGCGGGCGCGTTCAGCTTCAATCCATTCCGACGTACTCATGGCCTTCACAGAGCGAGGGTCAGTTGTGTCGTAGGACGGGTTACCGCTGGTTCGTGCTGTTACAGGTGTGATAGGTGCTGGCGCAGACGTTGTGGGTTTGACAACGGGGTTGCTGCCAAGTTTGGCCTCAATTTTCCCGATCTCTCTTGCCTGCAAAATAGGGGACAAACGAGAAATGCGGTCTGCTTCCTTCGGATTCGATCCAAACCAGTAGGCCAGATCGGGTCCAATTTCAGAAGCCTGAATCGCTTCGGCCATCGAGTCGGTGATTCTGACGCTGGGGTTGTAGGCGACTTGTTCAAAATCATCGTACTTGTCCCGTGCGGCTTCTTCACGTTCTTGATACGCGGCTTGCGTCGCAGCCTGTTGCTTCTGGCGTTCACGAATCTCGAGAAGCTGATGGGCCTTGCGCTCGGCCAATGCGTCAGCATAGGCTTCGTCAGACTCAAAAGCACTGCGATCCAGATCGCCTTTGGGCATCGACTGCGCGGTTTGCACTTCTGCCAACCGTGCTTGCTGCTCCCGTTCCCATTTGCGCTGTTCTCTTGCGAGGCGCTTGCCGATGGCAGCATCGAGTTCTTCCTGAGTGAATGTCTTCGTCGCAGGTTGTTGCTCGGGCTGATTCTCAGCTACTTCCGGCGCATTTTGTGCAATATCCGTGGTGGCCGTCACCTCGGTTGCTGGCGCGGAGTCTACTTCCGCTAAGGCTTGTTGGACTTCTTCAGTCATTTTGTCGATTCTTTAGAATCCCTGGTCAACTGGGCCAGTACAGGTTTTATCTTACACCCAGCGGGCTGGGTGTCAAGATTATGCAAGATTCGCCATTGCTTTCCAGGTGCCAGGGGTTCCAGCACTGACGCACACCCAACCAGGTGCGCCACCGGATGCCGCCGATGTATTCCAGCAAACATCGCCACGTTGAAAAACAAATCCCGAATACAACGAACCACCACCGCCAGGATAAGTTGCGTCCCAAACAACGCTGAAACCTTTTTCCTGGTAAGCCCTAGATGTTCCATTGGCCAAATACTGTTTCAGTATTTTTCCAGCGTATGAACCTGGGGTGTAATAGTCTTCCTGGGCTTGAATGCCTTTGGTTTCGTAACTGATTTGACCAGGAGAACCACCAATGCGATTTGTTCTATACCAAACTTGTTGATTGCCTTGATTTTTGTACGTTGCAACGTTGTATTGAAATGGCGCTTCAACAAAACAATCAACAACAGTTTGATTGTTTACATTGACCAATGTGCCGCTGTTTCCGTCGTTATAGCGAAGGAATGTTCCACCATTGACTTGTACCGAATAGGTAGTGTTATTCAACAAAATGAAGTTTGTCCATGATGTTTCAGATGTACGGCAATTCGTAACATATAAACCTTTCATGGTGATTGAATTTTGAATGATGTGCGTTGGTTGATCTTCAAAATAAACGCCATAAAAATTCACATTTTCTAATCCGCCGGTCAATCCCGAATCGCTGCCAATGAATGCACCATATCGCACATTGCTGGCAATTTCACCGCCAAAATAATTAAAACTTTCAAGATAATCAATTAACCAAACGCCAATCCCACAATGGTTGAAATGGCATGAATAAAAATCAAACGCATTTCCATTGTTTCCGATTTTGATACCGGCTTGCATTGTCCAATCAGTTCCCCATGCGCCGCAATTGATAAGACATTGACACCAAGTATTGTTACCAAAAACCCAATGCGTTGTTGCCCCACCATTTGTTGAAACATTTTCCCATTTCGCAAAATGGGTGTTGTCAGCGACTTTGATGATGTTTGTGAAATTGCCGTTTCCTGTACCGGTGTTCAAATACAAATTTGACACGGAACGAATGTTTGTCGATTGAATGTCGAATGCTGTTCCAGCGTAATTTGTGCCAGTAAAATTTAATTGCGTTGGAGTGCGGAAACCGCCTTCACCGCGCAATTCGTAAACTGTTGATGGAACAATCAATGTAGTTGCTGAAGGACTTGCACCACCAGCAATTTTGTACGTTCCATAAGGAAAAAATATAACTGCGCCACCGCTATCCAAAGCGGCTTGAATTGCAACGGTTGAATCAGTTGCGCCAGTCGGGTCTGCGCCATAGTCAAGCACATTGACAGGCGCACCCGTAATCATCGAATAAGAAACTTTGGTTAAGGACATGATTTATCCTTTCGTCCAAGGCAAAGGCATTGCAACAATTTGAGGAATGGCTGCTCGGGAAATACGTTCGTCCAATTCATTGGTGAAATTTTTAACACCGTCTTTGCCCAAAGCGGCTTTTACCCATTCCACAATTTCAGTTTCGCTTAAATCTGAAAAATTTTTGAAAGTTGTGTTTGCATCGTAGGGAATGTCAACGGAACCCATTTGGGTCACATAATGCGTTCCATCCGTTCCAGCAACGCGAAAAATAACATTGCTAACAACATCGTTTTTGTTGAATGCTTGCGGCTTGCATTGCACACCGCTGATTTCCCATGTGTAAGTGTTCATTTGCTTAACCCCCGAGGTTTGTGATTGAAATTCCGTAACTGCCGGTGTTGTTGTTGTTTGACATTGCCAATACCAAATTTCCACTGCTTACGGAATAAGTTCTGGATGATGGGCTACCATAAGTTGCGGAACCCAAGACAGCGGTCGTTCCGGCATATTGCCAAACGACAACATCCCAAAAATTATTGAACGCGATGCCGCCGGTCACGATTGTGACACCACCACCAACTGTTGAAATTGTTCCGTTTGAACCGCTTGAAATTGTTGCTACCGTGTAAGGACCATTGAACGAATACGCGTTTGAGTTGTGAGCAACGCGACCGCCGCCAACCAACATGGCATCACCACTACGAACCGAGGTGACGGATGTTCCACCGCCCGCAACAGTCAAACCGGCATAATAAGAACGCAACAAAGTGTTTCCACTTACATCAGCAATCCTTAAATAACTTCCATTGATTTGGTTAACAGTTCCACCGCTGCCGTAAACATAAAGCAAATTACTAGAAAAATCAGTTGAAGCGTTGGCAACAACCAAACCATTTCCAGTGGGGTCAGAGTTTCTGGTTACGGTCATTGGATTATTACCAGAACCGCCACCAATTACATTTAATGTTGTGCCATCAAAAGTTAAATTGCCAGATTGACCAATTGCGCTGGTGCTAGATGTGTACAAAACGCGATTGGCTGTAAATGATGACAACCCGGTGCCACCATTGGCAGTGCCAAGAGTACCGCTAACGTGCGTTGTGAGGCCAATTTTGCCCCACGACGGCGCAACACCAACACCACCCGAAATCAGCGCGTTGCCGGTTGCCACATCAGCCAATTTAGACAATGCCGTAGTGGTGCTGGCATACAGCAAATCACCGACAACGTAAGATGATTGACCCGTGCCGCCGCTAGTAGCTGGCAACGGAGAACCAGTCAACGATAAGCTATCTGCGCTTATTGCGCGACCAGCAGTCAAATTTGCAACGCTGACCTGTTTGGTCACGCCGCTTTGGACAATCGGCAATACCTCAGTGCCCGCAAGCGGCGTAGTCGCTACGGTAAGGGCTGAGATTTTGGTATCGGCCATTATTTAAGCAATCTGAATTTCGATTTTTGCGTTGTATGGCGGCGCTTGAGAAAATGTTAACGTGTTGTTACTAACAGAATACGTATTTCTATTCTGATAAACACCGTTTATAAAAACATTTTGAACCGCACCAGACACACTAAACGCAGTTTGAGAACCAGTGCCCGTATATGAAACAATGATCAATGATCCTGATCCATTTATGTTGTCATACGTGGCAATTAAAACATCGTTGCTGTCTTTTAGCACAAATTTATACAACACACCACTAGTTAACCAAATTTCACCGCTACCAGAAACACGCCCTGCGGCATCTAGCACCACAGGGTTAGTCCACGGAGTGTTGCCGGTAGAAGTAGTGTATGTGGCAGCCGGAGTCGTAGTGCCAGCGGCGTAGGTGTATAGCTTGCCGCCAGTCAACACCGCACCAGAGTTGGTGAAAAATTGGGCCGCAACGCCGCCCACGGGAGAAAGATTGACGGCCATTGTTTACTCCATCAAGATCAAGCGCTCAAAGCGGCAACTTTGTCTTGGAATGCTTTAACGCGGGCTTCATGGGCTGCAACTTGAGCAGTCAGGTCGGCGCGTTGCTTGTTGATGTCGGCTTGAGTGTTGGCCTGATCGGCCTCTCGTGCAGCCACTTGTTTTTCACGGGCATCTACTGTTTTTTCACGCGCAGCCACTTGCTTGCCTGCGGCATCAGCGTCAGCCATCATGCGCTTGGCGTTGTCGGCATCGACTTGGGCCGCTGCTTTGATCTCATCAGCCGTGCGCTTTGCGTCAGCACGGACAGCCAGCGCTTCGGCTTGCGCGGACTCGAGTTCAGCCTTAGCTTTGGCACGGTCGGCTGCGGCATCTTCAACCGCAGACAACGAACCCTGGCGCTTTGCCAGTTCGTCGCGCACTTTCAGCAACTGCACCAAGTCTTTGGGCAACTGCTTGGTGATGTACTCGATGGGATCGGTTGCGGGCGTGTCGTTGGAAATGATCATGGCAACCTCATCAAGAGTAGTAGGTGATGTTCAGTTTTGCGCCGCCAGTTTGCTCGATGAACTGAATCTGGGAGATGTCGCCATCATATTGCAACGTCACGCCAGCAGCCAAGGGCATGCCAACACTTGCGGTCGGGGCCACGCCATCATCACGCCAACGCACGGCCTGAGCCTCGGGAATGATGATTGCGATGCGGGGAGTGCCAGCAAGACCGTTCAGGTCTTTTTGCGGCACAGTCAGTTTGGTCGCTGCACTCAGACTCGTGATCTGCTGGTAACCCAGCACCGAGGTAATTGCTTTGAGGTTGATTGCCATCAGAATCTCCTTCGTTCAGTGAACGATCTTAACTTAATAAACGGATTTTCGACAGAGGGTGTCGGCGTGCCGCCAATGACAATCGCTGCCTCATTTCCAACCACCGAGTACGCCCCCGGCAAAGCTGAGATGACTCGATCAACCGAGATTGTGGCCGATTCACCCAAATACGCGTACACCCCAAATTCGCATGTGATGTTGCGGACATACGCAATTGTCGCATTTTGTCCGGCGACTGCATACGCCCCCGGATCGGCAGACACAACTCGCGTTTTGAGGATTGATGCTGACTGACCGCTGACAGCGTAGCTGCCTGGGGCGGCTGTAACCAGTTTTGACCGCAAAAGGTCAGCAGATTGCCCTGTGACGGCATAACTGCCTGACGCGGCTGCGATGTTGTGCCCGCGCCTGAATGTGGCAGGCTGGCCGTTGATTGTGTAACTGCCTGAGTCAGCGGTGACCTGCTTGGACCGATAAATGTTGGCGCTTTGGCCGGTGACGGCATAGCTGCCCGAGTCGGCTGCAAGCGCCTTGGAGCGCAGGATTGTGGCATCCTGGCCCGTGACAGCATAGCTACCGGCTGCGGCTGCAAGAGCGCGGCTTCGATAGATGCTGGCAGACTGTCCTGTGACTGCATAACTGCCAGCGGCGGCAGATATGACCTTGCTTCGGGTGATTGTGGCGCTCTGACCTGTGACCGAGTACGTTCCATAAGCCGCTGTGAGTGAGCGGTTTTTGGCGACAGTTGCAGACTGGCCCGTGACGGTGTACGTGCCGTATGCTGCGTCAACAATGTACTGTAACGGTTCAAGGTCTAGCTTCCCTCCATCTTCCTGAACAAGATAGGAGCCATCCTCGCACAGAAGATAGGCTACTAATCCCATACTTACGTCGCTTGGAAGACCCCGTTGGTGCCATCCAGCGTCACGGTTACGGTTTCACCAGCAGCCACGGCTTGTGAACTGCCATAGTCCCAATATGCCACGTTGGTGCCCGTTGTTGAGTCAACCAAAACAGCATACTGGAAAGAAAATCCTGCGCCACTGGCGGTCCAAGCGGTCGGGCTTGACAGCACCAGTTTGTACGTGCCCCCACTTTGGGTGGCACTGACGGTAGCGGCTGCGTTACCACCGGTCGTGTAACCGTTGCCGTTGGCAACCTCGGTGATCGTGCCAGCAGCTTGGCTGACAGCCGTCGCCAGTTTGATGACCCACGAATCAGAACCTGCGTTGATGTTCTCAAACAGGTTTTCAATTGCGGGTTGGAATTTGTTGTAGACGGCCATGACGATCCACCTTATGCCAAAAATTTCAACTTGTAAAGTGTCGTCAAATACAGTTCAACGATGTTGTCGATCAACTGTTGCAGTGACGTATCTTCCTTTTTTGCCACCTTGTATCGCATCTCCTCAACGTCGGCCAAAGACGACTCGAGGAACTCGATGATGTTGGTGGTTTTCTTGGCCGTCATCAGGCTGATTGGCCCGATGAGGCCGTGACGACCTTGATACGCTTCGGCAAACGCGTCGGCGTGGTCGATGATGCTGTCGTAGAAGGTATTGAGCGCCATGTGCTTGGAAAAGCTGCGCGTGTTCAAATGCACCGAGTGAGCCACATCGCGGGCCAAAAACAAGGTGCCTACAAAGTCGGCTGCGGTACTCATTGGGGCATCCCTTCAGGTTGCATCATGGGCGGCTGCTCAGGGGACATTTCAGCACCCACAGGCATCTCAGCCATTTCTCGATCTTCGTGTCCCATGACCAGATCGTTGCTGTGCATGGCTGCGGCCACAACGCCCATCGCAATGTCTTGAATCTGTTGCTCAGACATGCCAGCCTGGACCGCAGCGATACGCTTGGTTTCGGCATTGTAGGCTTCGATGTCTGCCTTGAACTCTTTGATTGCAATGTCGCGGGCTTCGATGGACTGTTGTACGTTTTGCAGCATGCCAGCCATCTGTTGCATCTCTTGGTTCATGACCTCGATCTGCTGTTTTGCAGCAGCCAGTGCCGGATTGTCCTCGTCGTCGCCAATGATGGCCGGATCGATGACCTTGGCAAACCGTTTGGACATCTCCTGGGCACCCGGCCAGTCCATGTTCTTGATGAACAAGTCGCCAGCCACTTTCCACAGGTCGGGGTTGCCTTGCAGCAACTGAGCCATTGCCTCGAGCGATTCTTGACGCTTGGTCTGGAAGCCAGGGCCGGTGATCACGCGGACATCGTACTTGCCAACACCAGGGTTGTAGATTTTCTCGATCACGATGCCTTGCTCGTTGACGATCTTTTTGACCGGCTCTTGCTGCATCGGGTTGATCTTGACCATGCCCGACTCGCCATCTTCTTGGATGATGCGGGCGATGCGCTCGGTGTCGTAAATCTTGGGGATCAGGTCCACAAGCTGACGACCCACATAGCGGATCATGCGGGCGTAGTTGTCAACGTAGTGATAGGTGCCGGTATCAGACTCACGCTGACGCGCCAGGATGGCCTTGCCAGAGCGCTCGTTGGACGTTTGACCCAGCGATGCGTTGTACTGGCCTGTCGTGCTCTTGATGTCGTCAGCAGCGCCCATTTTGGCCTGAATAAGACCGGTTTGGGGCAAAGGTGGGGCCGCACGTTGCGGAAGCGGCAAAACGGCTCCTTGGCCGTCTGTGACATCGGGGTTGACCTCGAGGTAAGGCCAGTTTTGCGTGTTGGCCGTCTTCCACTGATTCTCGTAGCCTTCAAACTGACCGCCGTAACCGATGAACGGTGCTTTGGGTGCCAGCGCCAGCATCTCGGCTTCCTGCGAAGTCCAGTAGTTGTACATGCGCTGCGCGTCTTTGGCGTTACGCACGAGGCCGCTGACGTACAAGCGACCCTCAACCTCGAACTCGTTGCCCACGCAACGGATCACGGGGATGTGAGAACCGGCCCAATCGGCCCGCTCGAGCACCTCGTAGCCGTTGATCTTGAGCCACTTGATGCGTTTGCGATCAGATTGACGCGATTTCAAGGGCTTGATGAACTGCTTCTTGAGCATCCTGTCTTCAGGGGTGCCTTCAAATGCAGTCACGTTACCAGGGTACAAATTCAGCGTTTCGCGAGTGTTTTCAATGTAGAAATACTCGGCGATGCGGACCGTGTTCTCGTTGAGCCACTGGCTGATGGACTGGTCGCCCACACCCAGGGTCTGCAAAGTGGTCAGAGGCGAGGCGTTGGGGAACTGGCGCTCATACTCGTCACGCGGCAGGTCTTCGGTGATAAAGCACCAGCGGGCATCAGCGCCGCAGGGGTCTTGAATCAGCGGGTCCATGTAGACCGAGAAGCTGTTTCGGATGCGACCGATCTTGATGTCCTGGTTGAACGTAGCAGCGTCGCAGTATTCGGTCAGGATACGCACATAGCCTTCACCGTAGGCCACTTGGTTTTCGCATGCGGTGTCGTAGGCTACGTCAGCATCGGAGATGTACTCGATGTGACGAATGACACCGTTAAAAATCTCGGCCACTTCAACGTCGGCCTTGTCATCGACGGGGATGACTTTGGGCTGCGGGCGATTTTGTCGCTGCTCGTTGGTGACTTGGTGAACGTGCTGGGGCAGTTTGTTGATGGTCAGGCAGGGGCGGGCGTTGATGGTCTGCCCTTGCACTGCACCACGGGTCGCCAGCACATCGGCGGGCCACTGCCAGTGGTTGTCGGGTGAGCCTGCGTAGAAACGCAGGTCATCAAGTTCGTCTTCACGCGACTCTGACAACGCAGAAATCGCCATGTCGAGGCGGCTGCGGGCGGTCGAGAGGACTTGCGCGTCGCTTTTGTCCTTGGCCGAGCCGCCTTCACTGACCGCACCGGCAGCGACGACTCCTGTGTAGTCTTGCGGCATGGTTTACTTGATTTTGTTCAAAACTTTGGCAACCGTCGCCTTGACGTTGGTGCCGCTGGGGATGCTACCGTGACAGCCCATACCGGGCATCTTGGAGTAGGTTTCTTTGTTGCGGTCGGGCATGCCAGCGCCGGACATTTTGGGTTCACGGGCGTTGAGTTTAGCGATGGGTTCGAGTTTGTTGCTCATTTTTTACCTTTCGGGGATGATTTTGCAGCGGCGCGTTTGACACTGTATGCGATGGCGACGGCCTGTTTGACTGGTTTACCAGCCTTGACCTCGGCTTTCACGTTCTTGCGGAACGCTTCTTTGCCTGTGCTTTTGACGAGTGGCATATCACTTACCTTTCTTTGCTGTTTTCGCAGACTCGCGGAACGCTTTGTCGGTAGGTGCGCCCTTGGTCCCCGGCTTACGCATTTTCTCTTTTGAGCCAGCGGCAATTCTTGCCTGTTTGGCGTGAATGTTAGCGTAGAGTCCGGGTTTTGTCGCCATGATCAGCACTTCCAGCGTTTGAGCGATGCTTTGGCGCGTTCCGCGTCGCCCTTGGCGTGTTTGACAACACCTTCCATTCGGGCGCAAAACGAGGCTTTACGACCCGCATCGGCTTTGGTTTTGGGGTTTGGGGCTGGCGCTTTTAACTTGCTACCAGTCGCAGCGTTGTACTTCTCGCGCCCTTTGGCAGTCAAGCCTGCTCCCTTGGACACGGGCAGCTTCTCGCCCCGTCCAACGCTGAGAGACACGCTTTTCTTTGCCATTTACGCTCCCATCCAAGAGGTTGTGATACCCTGCATTCCCGTGGGTCTGCGAATATCTGTGCGCGGATTGTACTCCCGGTGGGCGACAGGAAACGCAAAGGTAACTGCCAGCGCATCTGCTGCATCTGGTGAAGCCAAACCTCGTGCTTTCATTTCCTTCTTGCCCTCCAAGAATATGGTGCCAGCGGAGTTGGGCTTCTTCATGGGGCCGGTCAGGTCAGTTTTTAACTGTCTGTCCTGGGGAAGTGCCGCTGTTTTCAGCCATTCCCGCATCGCGCCCCACATTTCAGCCCGTTTGTTACCCCACATGACAGGGTTCTTTGCTTTCCAGCCAAAGTTTACCCCACGGACTTTGTACCTCTGCTCGTTCAATCTGTCAAGTATCCCGTAACCCAGGCCACCCTCGTCGATCACGGTGAGCGTGGGCTTGAACTCCTCGATCATGTCGATGACGTTACCTACGGTCGTCATGGTGTCGTCACCCTTGAACCGCCGTATCGCCACGATGTCACGCCCCTGGCGCACCACCATGACTGTGGAGTCCATGCCGCCACGGGCCGGATCGACACCGAGCACCACGGGTGCGCTCATGTCCTTGTACCTGGGCCGCTTCATGGCATCCTCGACCACGCTTGGCATGATGAACTGGTCGTCCCCAGACTTAGGGAAATCCCCATACACCTCGACGCGGGCTTCGTCGGAGTCTTCACCGTACTCGGCGATGATCTGCTCGTAGATCGACTTGTCGGTACCCTCGACGGTCCGTGCGTCGATTTTTCTGCTTCTCCAAAAGTCCCGCTTGTTGCCGTCCACCGCCTCGTAGAAGTACCCGGTGTTGCGACGACCGTTGGAGAACGCCAGCCAGTAGCGATCCAAAATGTTCTCGGTAAAGAAGCCCGCAGCCACGGACCAGATGCTGTCTGGGATACCGCTGGCCTCGTCGAAGATCACCATCATGCCGTCCATGTTGTGCACACCGGCGTATGCGTCCGGGTTCTCCTCGCTCCACAGTTTGCCCTCAGCGCCCCAGTAGCGTGTGCCCTTCTTCAAGTCACGCTCAACCAAATCAGTCAACCATGCAGCAGGTGCGAGTTTGGTGGCACTCGGCTCCCACCAATGTGCGTTGATGCTCATGGTGGCCCACTTGGTCAACTCACCCCAGGTGACCGTTCGCAACTGTGTCTCGCTGTTGGCGCTCACCACGACAGACGAGCCAATACGAGTTGTCAGCATCCACAGGATCAGCCACGACACGAGTGCAGATTTCCCCACCCCGCGACCTGACGATACGGCTTCACGCAGCGCATCGATCATCTCATCCGCGCTGATCTTGCCTCGGTTGTCTTTGATGAACTCGGCAATCTCACGAAGCACCTCACGCTGCCATTTCCTCGGCCCCTTGAATCTCTCAAGCGGTGTGTTCGGCTGACCCCACGGAAACGCAAACAACACGAAAGTCTCTGGGTTGTCTGCAATCTGGGGCGACCACAACTGCGTCATCAGCAGTTGCTCCTCCTCGGGTGAGTATCTGAGTCGCTGCATCACTGCTCCAGTTGTTTGGGTTCAACGTCAATCACTTCAGCCTCGATCACTCGCATCTGCGCTTGCTGGAGCGCCTCAGTGATCGAGATCGATCCGGCCACCTCGACCTGCTTGACCTCACCATAGCGCTTTTTGTTCCAAGCGCCCATGAGCCACTTGCGAGTGTCGATCTTTAACTTCGAGCGCTGCACATCCTCGATGCTGTCTTCCGCATCGGCGATCTCAAGAATCTCACCGGCGATGAACTCGGTCCTGCTTTCTTGCGCTTCCTTGAATCGCTCATGGCGCATCGGGTCACGCTTGATCCAGCGCAGGAAATCCTCGTAGCTGATCACCCGATAGTCATCTTCGAGAAGTGACTGCAAACTTCGGCCCCGATAGACCTGTTCGATGACGCGCTCAAACATCTGCTGATACTGGGTGTGCAGCAGTTCCCGCGACTCCTGTGGGAGCCGTGGTGGCTTGGGGTCGGGCACGGACAGCCAGTTGGGCAATTCGATGGATTGTTCACTGGCGACAGCCGTGCCTACGGGATTAGGGTTGCCTTGTTCCATAGTGCTGCGGATATTAGCACGGGAATGGATTGTGGTGTCAATGACCCAGTGGGTTCTAGGATTCAAAAAATTAAAAAATTCCGTGTGGACCCTACGGCGCTGGACCTTTGGGTCGCGGGCCCTCCCCCGCCCCCTCGACCCAAATCAACCCTCCAAATCCTCGGCAACCGGGGCGCAGGGCAACCGGGGCGCAGGGCAACCGCGACCCAGTGGGCACAATGCACCCGGCGACCCCGAGGCGCAGCAAAACCCAGCGGGTGCATGGTGCCCGGATCAATTGCCCCCGCGAATCCGCGACCCACTGGGTTTACTGGGCCGGTTCATGGATTCGAGGGGGCACGGGCGCAGGGCGACCCACTGGGCCATGAAAAGCGGGGGAAAGGTCGACCCAGCGGGTTAAAAGGGGCCGGTGTGACAAAGTGCCCTTTCGCGCAGGCGACCCCCTTGATAGAGTACTTTTCGAATTGCACAAGGATGGTGCATTTTCTAAAACCTTACCCCTGAACCAAAAGGGCGCGGTGTCACCACTTGCCCACAATGCAACCCAGCGGGTAAGGGAAAGCACCTAGAATCTTTTTTGCGCTGGGGTATTGACAAGGGCGACCCAGTGGGTTACATTAAACACACCGTAACCCGTAACCCTTGAAAGGATGTAACCATGAACCGGCACTCCCGCCACTACTTCGACCTGAACCCCGAACCCCGTGAACCGTCGCCCTGGGTGATTGTGCTGGGCGCAGCATTTGCATTGTTGACCCTCTGGGTCGCAACCGTTTTTCTTTTTTCACTGTAACCCGTAACCCTTGAAAGGATGTAACCATGAAAACCGAAACCCTCGTTTTATCCGCAACCGTTGATCGCCTCGCAACCTTGAAGGCCGAGATTGCCCGATTGAAAACCGAAGAGGATGCATTGAAGGATGTATTGATCGAAGCAGGCCTTGAAGTGATCGAAGGCACCCAGCACCGGGCCGCAATCTCGCATTGTGCGGGCCGTGAATTGATTGACTGGAAAACGATTGCTGCGAAATTCTCGCCCTCTCGGCAATTGATCGCAGCGCATACGTCGCAGGGTGAACCCTATGCAACCGTGCGCCTCTCGGCCCGTAAAGCATGAAGGGGCGCAGCATGAAACCGATTGTTTATTACACTGACCCTGGGCATGGATGGTTTGCGGTAAAACGTGCCGATTGTGAGGCCCTGGGCATCCTCGACAAAATCTCGCATTATTCCTATCAACGGGGGCGCACCGTTTATCTTGAAGAGGATTGTGACGCGTCGCTGTATTTTGCGGCCATGAAGGCCCGCGATACCGTGCCCCAGTACATCGAAAAGCACACCGATAAACGGCACCCGATTCGCTCTTACCCCTCGTTTTCTGTAACCCGTAACCCTTGAAAGGATGTAACCATGAACGCAACCGAAACCCGCACCCTCTGGGCAATTGCCCGCGATATCCGCACCCACTGGGTGAAACCTTATTTCGGGGCCGTGCCGTATCTTGATGCCCTCGATTCACTCTCGCACATTGAGGATTCGTACGGATTCGACGATGCCGAAAGTATTGTGCGATATTTCCTCGCGAATGCGGGCACATGGCGGGGCGAGGATGCCCGTCGAATCAAGGCCGAATTGAAGGCCATGCTGGGGGATAAATAATGCGTTATCACTTTATCCGCGAATCCGGCAACCGTAAAACCGGCCCGATACCCGTCACCTATTCGCAGCGCGAAACGTGCCCGCCTTCATGCCCGCACTATCGGGCCGATTGCTACGCCGAGGATTTTTATACCCGCATGGCATGGGACAAAGTACCCGTGAGAGGGGGCACCCTGGGCGCATTGTGCGAGGCCGTCGCAGGGTTGCCCGAGGGGCAATTGTGGCGAATGAACGTCGCGGGGGATTTACCCGGCGAGGGTGAAACGGTTGACCCCGTCGCCCTGGGCGAGATTGTGCGGGCGAACATCGGGCGCAGGGGGTTCACGTACACCCACAAAAAAGGCCCCGAGGCCGTGCACTGGGCGCAGCATGCGACCCGCTGGGGGTTTACCGTGAACCTTTCGGCCGATGACGCGGGCGAGGCCGATACCCTGGCCGAAACCGGGTTGCCCGTGTGCGCCATTGTGCCCAGCGATACCCCCGAGAAAACCGAAACCCCAGCGGGTCGCACAATCATCGTATGCCCCGCACAATCTCGCGAGGATATCGATTGCGCGACGTGCGGCCTATGCGCCCGTGCCGATAGGCGCGTAATTATCGGTTTCAGGGCGCACGGCACCCGTGCCCGCGTTACCGATGCGAAAGCCCGTCGCGTTATTCCAATTTTGAAAGGATGAACCCATGCCCCTCGATTTAATGACGTTACCGGCCCATGAGGCCGAGGCCCTGGCCTATGCCGAAGGATTCACGGGCACGGCCCGCCTTTTCGCACGGGTTGCGGATTTACAAAAGGCCCTCGGCGAGGCCGTCGCCGAGAATGAGATTTTGCGCGAATCCCTGCGCGACCTTGAAAGGGAAAGGTTGCGCGAATGATAACGGCCCTTTTAATCGCGGCCCTCGGGGCCGTTTTATTGCCCTTAATTGCCTGGATTCTCGATTTATAAACCCTCGCCCCCGGTAACCCCGGGGGCCTTTTTAACCCTTGAAAGGATGTAACCATGAAACCCAGTAAACCCGCCTCGGCGGGCCTTTTTGCGGCCCGTATCCGCGAAACCGTCGCCCGCCTTGCCCTCGATGAACCCCGCGCAGCGGATTATTTTGGGGTGCCGGTGTACACCCTGCGAAAGTGGGCGACGGGCGAGCGGGTGCCCTCGGCCTCGGCCATTCGTTTGCTCGATGTCCTGGGCACCATCGAAGCCCTCGCGCCTGCGCTACACGCTGGGTTTTTGCCCACAGAATCGAGTCATGTCCGAAAATCCAGATCGAAAAGGTCAACCGATTCGGTCATGTCAGAAAATCCACTTTGAAGGAGTCAACCACCATGAACAGAGAAGACATTATCCGCATGGCGCGGGAGGCTGGGTTTGCCATGGAGAATTCTGCTGCGATTCTTGCGGCTGAACGTTTTGCGACCCTCCTTTCCGAAAAATACAAACAAGAAATTCAAGACCTTGAAGATATGCTTATTGAACTTCAAGAGAGGCAGCAATGACTAGAGATGACATCATCCGCATGGCGCGGGAGGCTGGGTTTTCTGAGTGGGCCGTTGGTCTGTCGGAGATGCCTATGCATCTTGAACGTTTTGCCGCCCTTGTCGCCGCCGCTGAACGTGAGACGTGTGCGATGGAGTGCATAAAACTAGCAAACAAATGGACACGCTTAGGCGCTTGGGGCGAGAACAATGAATTTTATGACTGCGCCGCCGCCATCCGAGCAAGGGGGCAAGCATGAACGCCAATGACCACTATGAACGCCTCTATGGCGACCTGGGGCTGTCACCCAAGGACGCAGCCCGCTGGGTCTTTGCATCAGGCTGGAACAGCGCCCTCGAGGAGTTTATGAAGCGCCTGAACACCATGCCACTGGGTGACGACACCCGTGCATCGTTTGCCGTGTATGTCGGGCAGATGATGCACGTTGACCCGTCCGAGATTGAAGGGAGAATGCAGTGAACACATCACAAGGCTGGCGCAAGCGCCAGATCGCAAACAAACAGGAGATCAACATGACCAAAGACGAACTGCTGGCGATCCTTCGCCTGTGCAACGCTGACTCGTCAGCCATCGATGCTGTCGAGTTGGCCTACGAGTTGGGTTTCAAAGCGGGTCAGTTGTCTGATGAACCATTCGGTTATTTCCAATACGCTTTGCATTTGGATGCTTGGGTTCAAAACCGAGACAGCGACAAAGGCGTGGCTTTTTACACCCGCCCTCAGTCCATCGACTCGGGGTCGTAACCCTTCACCAATTTGCGCTCTTTACCCTGGGCGGTGGCATAGCGGTAGATGTAGTCCGCATGCCGCTGCTTGGCCTTGATCACCTTCTCGCGGTACTCGCGGAACATGGTCGAGATACTCGGGTTGATCGCCCAGACCACATGGTGCTTGGTCATCTTCTCCTCGATCTGCATGGCCCAGCCAGCCTTCTCAAGCGTGTACATGGCATCGAGCACCATCTGATCCTTTTGCCACTCGGTCTTGCCCTCGAGCCGCCTTCTGGCTGACCGCTTGAGGCTTCTCAAGTCCACCATCTGCGTGTCCCCGCTCACCTGGATGATGTAGTCGGTCATCCACTGATCGAACGAGTCATCAAGCACCCCGGCCAACTCGCCCAAGGCATAGCGGAACGCAGGGATTACGTAGCCCCGCACGACGTGGACAACTTTGTGGACAATCTCGACATCAACCTGTGGGCTGAACGGGTTCTCCATCAGGTGCATCAGCAAAATCAAGCGGCCTGCGGTGCCCTCGAGTTTGCCGAATGCCGTCATGTATTCGCTGGATGCGTTGAGCAGTCGCTCGTCCTGCTTGGCCCCTTCGTACCATGACTGGAAATCCCGATACGCATGGTATGCGTCTGGGGATAACTTGTAAGTCTGGGGCGGCAGGGCATAGATCAAGCGCAGCGTGTTCTCCCATGCCTGGGCGCTTGTCATGTACTCAGGCACGGGGTTGCCCAGGCGCGTCTTGCTGCCCCGCAGGATCGCTGGTATAAACCGCTGGAGCAGACCATCGCTTGCGAGGGAGGCCAAGTTTTGCTTAAAAACTTGTGGCTGGATGTTGCCGTAGATGCTCACGGCCAAGTTCTCGCAGTGAATCGACCCCGCGCCCACGCGGTCCATCTCATATCGCTCTGCCTCGTATGACACCACCCATGCTGATCGATCCTCGCCGCTTTGCTTGTCGGTCAGTTTGCGAATCCATGAGTTCATTTCATCGAGGTGGCACAACAGCCCCCGTGGTCGCTCGGCAGCAGACCGCACGAGTTTCTGGCTGGTGATGTCACTCACCGTGATCTTGAGCGGCACAGGCTGCGGTGGCATCTCAGGCACGGCTGGTGGCTGGCCTCCAAGTAGGGCATCGGGCGAGGCTGAGAACTCGAGAAACGACTTCTTGGCACTGGCGTATGCGGCCTCCTTGCCCTCCCAGTCCAGCAGTTCCTTCTGATACCGTGGCCGGTCTTCGGACTCGATGTCCTTGAGCGGTGAAAGCATGGGGCGCGATCCGGGTGACTTCTTGTCCGCTGGGTCACCGAGGGTCATCAACCAGAGCACCGGCGGCACTCTAAACCCTGGCATCAACTCGAGCCGGATGCGGGCATCAACCACCCCGCAGACAGCGCTCAATCCAGCGAACAAAGGGACCAAAGGGTCGCACCCAACGCTGTCGGATATCTCCAACGCCCGTGTTTGCAAAACCGAGGGCCAAAGCCCCATGTCCATCTCAGGTGGCGGTGGCCGCAGCCCTTGCAGCACATCGACCGGGGCCATCGGTGGGGCTTCCACCTTGCTGAACAACTCGTGAGCGTCAGGCGTGGGGCGCTGCCACCCATGTTGCTTGGCGATGTGAAAAAGTGTCCCCAACTTGACAGCGGTGGCCTTGTCAGGCTTGAAGCTGACCCACTGCGTCACGATGCCGCGCTCACCAGGGTACTTGGCCGCAGACTGCGCGGACCACTCGTTCCACAGTTGCAGGGCTGCGTCAAGCTGCTCGGTCTGGGTGCCTGCCCAGTGCAGGGCCATCCCGACATTGATCCACTCCTCGCGGGCGCAGTCAGCAGGGATCGCCTCGAGCGCCTGCCTGATCTCCTCCCAGGATGCGTCAACCTGTTCACCGGTGGCGATGGTGCGCTCCTTGTCCTGCGCCAGCAGTTCCTGCCAGATGTCCAGCAGTTGCTGAGGGATCACAGGCAGGCGCATCCAGTGGCCGTCACCGGCCCAGTGATAGGGCTGCTTGGTGTCAGGGTGAATGCTCGGGGGCAGGACATCTTGCACCGTGAGGCCGTTGGCCGTGGCGCAGCGCAACTCGTAGGCTGTCACGCCGCCAACCAGAATCTTTTTGCTCGGCAGCGCGAGGCCAAAGGGCATCGAGTACAGTAGCTTGCCGTGCCCAGGGCGACCACTGTTAATGATCACAGCATCGGGTGCATCGTAGAGCGCTTGCAGGTCGATCCCCTGCGCCAGCGTAGCGTCCCAGTTGTCAATGTCAAAGGCCATTGTGCCGCTGTACGCGTGGGCCAGCCCTATGCCGTAGCCTGGGGGCAGTTGCGTCTGGTCCTTGAGGCAGCGCTCACGCTTGTTCCAGCCCACCGCAGCCGCGCCTGTCGGACCCTTCGTGCCTGGAGGGATTGGCACAAGGCTCCAGCCGTGTCGGATGTACGCATCAACAGATGCGGGATGTTGTTGCACTGAGGGGACTGCTGTCATACACTAGCCTCGTTGGTGATTGCAGTTGCCAACAGTCTCCTCATTGTGATTCCTTTAGCGCCTCGGCTGACCCCCGAGGCGTTTCTTTTTCCGCTTGTCATTTTGACGCTCCAAAAATATTTTCGCTTGACCTGTTGCACATCGTACAGCATCTGTGATACGATTGCAACATCAAACGGAGATTTTTCTAAATGCCCGCACTTAAATCATTCGACACGCACATGACTCTACGAGTCACAAACCGTGTCCGTACCGCGTTCAATCGCAAGGCAGAGCGATACGGGAAACCGTCCGATGTCTTGCGTGAACTCATCGAGGCTTTTCTTGATGATCGACTTGTAATCCAACCCAACCCCCGTAAGGAGTCACTGTATGTCCCTCGAATCCAAGATTGAAGCCCTCACCGCCGCTGTCATTGCCTTGACCGCGAAACTGGAATCTACGAATGTAGCGCCAGCCGCACCTGTGGTAAACCCTACCCCCGCACCCGTGGCTGCGCCAGCCCCTGCACCCGTGGCTGCGCCAGCCCCTGCACCCGTGGCTGCGCCAGCCCCTGCACCGGTGGCCGCTGCCATGCCTGCGCCTCCCACGTTTCAACCCGCCCCCGCCGCGCCTGCCCCCACTGGTGCTCCGTTCAGCGATCCGAAGGGGCTGATCGACTATGTGATGAGCGCATACAAGGCGCTTGGCCCGCAGAAGGGTGCAGAGATTCAGAAGGTCTTGACGGGCCTGGGCTACGGCAACATCAACGATGTCAAGCCTGAGCACTACGGCGCTTTGCATGCTGGCGTTGAAGCACTGAAGGGGTAAACCATGAATGCAAAAAAATGCAAACAACTTCGCCAAAGCCTACGTCGTGCCGGTGTTGATTGGCGTGAAAAAGAATACAAAATTCAAGGCATGACCCGTTTTTTTACTGGTCACGTTACCCTTGAACAAGCATGTGGTCGTGCCAAATACAAATGGGTTAAACAGGTGGCAGTATGAGTACCCACGCTAACCTGTCCCCGAGCAAGCGCCACCGTTGGGCGCTGTGTCCGGGCAGCGTTCGTGAGGAGGCCAAGTACCCAGAGGAGCGCACCAGCGAAGCCGCGATTGACGGCACCCACAGTCACACGTTGCTTGAGCACTGTCTGAGCGAGGGCGTTGAGCCTGAGACAATGATCGGCCAAGTGCTGAGTGATGACGATGGGGCTTTCAAGGTGGACGCTGACCGCGCTGCCAGGGTCAAGGTCGCCACGGACTATGTGAAACACCGCATCGCGGAGCAGTTCGGTATGTGCGAGGTCATCGCGGAAACGCGAGTCAACCCTCAACACCTGCTGGGCCGTGACGACATGAGCGGCACAGTGGACATCCAGATTCGCGGCACTGAGGTGCTCGAACTGGTGGACTACAAAGACGGCATGGGTGTGGTGGAGGCCGAGGGTAACTACCAACTCGAACTGTACGCGATGGGCTGCTTGGCTGAGTTGAAGCTGCCCGTTAACGGCCAGTATCCATGGAAGCGGGTCCGCATGACCATCATCCAGCCCAAGCTGGCGCTGAAGGGCATGAAGCCGATCACATCGCATGAGGTGCCGGTTCAGGCAATTCTTGATATGATTGGCAAGATGGTCATCGAGGGCGCTGCCTGCGATGCACCGGACGCACCACTGGTGCCGGGTGACAGTCAATGTAAATTTTGCCGCGCTAAAGGCTCCTGCGCCGCGCTGGCAAGTAACGTAATGAAGGAGGTAGGAATCATGTTCCAGCCAGCAGTAATGAACCCGATGGATGTCGCGCAGCAAAGCGCTGACAAAGACCCCACGACAATGGACGATGCCCAGATCAGACAGATCATGGAGGCAGCTCCGCTCATGCGCCAGCTACTCGAGGGCGTGGAGAAGGAAGCCCTGCGTCGCCTGGAGGCCGGTCAATCAATCCCTGGACTCAAGTTGGTCAACGGTCGCGGCTCACGCGCCTGGGCGCTGCCCGAGGAGCAGATGGCCGAGAAACTGGTCAAGATGGGCATCCCTAAGACCGCAGTCTACGAAACCAAACTCGTCACCCCCGCTAAGGCTGAGAAGCTGACCTGGGAGAAGCGTGACGGAACCAAGATGCAACTGTCAGATCGCCAACTCAAGACAATGGAAAACGAGTACGTCGTCAAGATGGCTGGCAAGCTGACCGTTGTCCCCGAATCCGATGGCCGTCCCGCTGTCGTACTGAATGCTGCGCCGATGTTCGGTGCAGTTGAAGCAGCACCCGCTGCCGAATCCCTGCCCTCGTGGCTAACCTAAACTGGAGTAACTGTAATGTCCGATATTATTTTTCTGTCAAACGTCCGTCTGTCTTTCCCGCACCTCGCGGAGCCACAGCGTCAGATCAACGAGGCCACTGGTAAGGAGCGCGTCAGCTACAACTGCGAGTTCATCATGCCCCAGGATCATCCTGGCTTCACGCAGTTCATGCAGAAGTACGGTGCGCTGGCGCTTGAGAAGTGGAAAGAACACGCCCAGACTGTCATGGGCATGATCCAAGGCGACCGCAAGACCCGCTGCTATGGTCGTGGTGAGGAGAAGGTCAACAAGAAAACCTTCCAACCTTATGACGGCTACGCTGGTCATGTGTTTATCACCGCTGGCCGAGACTCGCAGCCCCAGGTGATTCAGGCTGATGGTCAACCCATCGACCCGACCAACACGATGGCTTACCAGCAACTGACACGCAAGATGTACGGCGGTTGCCGCGTCAACGCTGCTGTCAAGCCTTGGTTGCAAGACAACAAGCATGGCCGTGGTATCCGCTGCGACCTGATTGCCATCCAGTTCGCTGCTGACGACAAAGCGTTTGGCGAGGGTGCAGTCGATGCGTCCAGCCTGTTCGCGCCTGCCGCCGCACCCGCTGGTATGTTTGCCCCCGCTGCCGCGCCAGCGATGCCCTTGCCACCCTTTATGACTGGAGCACAGTGATGCAGATCGACCTTCATGTGAGCGAGATCAACGCTGCCATCGCCCTGTTTAGTGGCTTGGCTGAGAAGATCAGGGAGCAGGCGATTGCACAGTCGCAGCCGCCCCAGCCCCCTATCCCCGATCCCAACATTCCAGACAATGCTGAGATTATTCCAGTAGAAAATGCTGGCGGCACTGACTAAGTAAACCGGGGGCTACGGCCCCCGTCATTGAGTAACTGTAATGAGTAACGATTATGTGTACGACATCGAAACCTATCCCAACGTCTTCACGCTGGCGGTGGAGCATGCGGAAGCACCACTGTGCTGGATGTTTGAGATCAGCGACTGGCGCAACGACTCACGCGAGATCATCGCGTTCCTTCAGTATCTCAAAGATACAAACGCCCGCATGGTCGGGTTCAACAACTTGGGATTTGACTACCCCGTCCTGCACACCCTGATCCGCATGGGCCGCTCAGACGCGCCCACGCTGTATCAAAAGGCCCAGGCCATCATCAACTCGCAAGATGATGGTGACGACAAGTGGGCACACCAAGTCAACCCATCAGATCGGTTTGTGCCGCAGATCGACCTGTTCAAGATTCATCACTTCGACAACAAGGCCCGCGCCACCAGTCTGAAGGTATTGGAGTTCAACATGCGTAGCGACAACATCGAAGACCTGCCGTTCAAGGTAGGCACCACGCTGACGCAAGGACAAGTGCCCGTGCTCAAGAAGTACAACAAGCACGATGTGGCGCAGACCAAGGCGTTCTACAAACACACGTTCGACATGCTCAAGTTCCGCGAGGAGTTGACGCACAAGTACAACCGCGACTTCATCAACCACAACGACACGAAGATCGGCAAGGACTACTTCGTGATGAAACTGGAGGAGGCTGGGGTCGCCTGCTACGACTACGGCGACAAGGGGCGCACACCCCGGCAGACCAAGCGCCCAACCATCGCGCTCAAGGATGCAATCCTGCCGTGGATCGCATTCGAGCAGCCCGAGTTCAACAGGGTGCTCAACTGGCTCAAGGGCCAGATCATCACCGAGACAAAGGGTGTCTTCACAGACCTCATCGCTCGGGTCAACAACTTTGATTTTGTATTTGGATTAGGCGGTATTCATGGATCAGTGGAGTCGGAAGTCATTGAGTCAGACGATGAGTTCGTCATCGTGGACCTCGATGTCACTTCATACTATCCAAACTTGGCAATCACGAATGGGTTCTATCCCGCGCACCTCGGCAAGACCTTTGTCACCATCTACAAGCACCTCTTTGAGCAACGCAAGCAGTACCCCAAGAAGTCCGCAGAATCAGCCATGCTGAAGCTGGCGCTCAACGGCGTGTACGGTGACAGCAACAATCAGTTCAGCGTGTTCTATGACCCGCTGTTCACCATGAGCATCACGCTCAACGGGCAACTGCTGCTGTGCCTGCTGGCCGAAGGGCTAATGCACATCCCTGGCCTGCGCTTGATCCAGGTGAACACTGACGGCCTGACCGTGCGGGTGCCCAGGTCAAACAAGTGGCTGGTGGACATGGCCCGCGCAGCGTGGCAAACGCGCACCGGCTTGAATCTTGAGGAGGCCGTTTACAAGCGCGTCTTCATTCGTGATGTGAACAACTACATCGGCCAGTACGAAGACGGTTCTGTGAAGCGCAAAGGCGCATACGAGTGGAATGCCCTGTGGCATCAGAACGCTGGTGGCCTCGTGATCCCCAAGGTAGCCGAGAAGGTGTTGGTCGAAGGTGCGCCCATCCGGCAGACCGTGGAGCAATGGCCCGACATCATGGACTTTATGCTCCGCACCAAGGTGCCCAGGAGCAGCTACCTTGGCCTGGAGCACGATGGCGTGACCACGCAGTTGCAGAACATCACGCGCTACTACATCGCCGTGGGCGGTGGCCGACTGTTCAAGTGGATGCCGCCCCTCAAGGGCAAAGCCGAGTGGCGCAAGATCGGTGTTGAGAGCGGCTGGGGTGTCCAGCCTTGCAACGACATCAAGGATGCTGGCAAGTTGCCGGTGGACTTTGAATATTACGTGAGGGAGGTGGAGAAACTCTGCCTCGGGCTGGCGTGAATCGGTTTGAAGCCTGGGAGCGTGACAACCTTGCGCGGTTCTCGCAAGACTGCTACCAAAAGATGAAGGACCAAGAAAAAGAGATTGAGGCGCTGCGCGAAGACCTTCGCACGGTGCTGGACGCATACAGAAGACTGGTGGTGGAGCATGCTGGAAAAAGAGATTGAGGCCAAGGTCTGCGACTACGCCAAGACCAAAAACGTGCTGGTGTACAAGTTCACCAGCCCCAACCGCATGGCGGTGCCCGACCGTCTGTTTATCCGACCCGATGGGCGCGTGTGGTTCTGCGAGTTCAAGCGCGAGAAGCAGAAGCCCACGCCAGCGCAGGACCGTGAGCACCACCGGCTGCGTCAACACAAGGTCAGCGTGTTTGTGATCGACAACGTGCCCGATGGCAAGGCCATGGTGGACATGATGGTGATGGGATGCTGACACCTGACCTGCTCCACGGCTACCAGCAAAAGGCCGTCAACTTCCAATGCACCCACCCGGCCTCGATGTTGTGGCTGGACATGGGTTTGGGCAAGACGGTCATCACGCTCACCAGCCTCGCGCACCTGCTTCGCACGGGCTTCCTGCGTGGCGTGATCATCGTGGCCCCGATCCGCGTTATCCGGCTGGTCTGGAGACAGGAGGCGACGAAGTGGGAGCACACCAAGCACCTGAAGTTCAGCATAGTCACGGGCACTAAGGATCAGCGCACCAGGGCGCTGCTGCGGCCTGCTGACGTTTACCTGATCAACTATGAAAACCTCGGCTGGCTTGCTGAAACCTTACAGACCTACTTCGTCAAGAAAGAGCGCCCGCTGCCGTTCAACGGCATCATCTGGGACGAGATCAGCAAGATGAAAAACTCCGCGACCAACCGGGTCAAGGCGTTTCGCAAGATCGCTGACAAGTTCGACTGGACCACGGGCCTCACTGGAACACCGGCCAGCAACGGCTACAAAGACCTGCACGGCCAGTTTCTCGTGGTGGACAGGGGTGAGCGCCTGGGCACCAGCAAGACGGCCTTCAGGACGCGGTTTTACAAGAAGGTGGGGCCGTACAAAGAGGTGCCCTACGAAGACACCGAGGACACCATCAAGAAACTGATCGGCGACATCACACTCGAGATGTCAGCAGAAGACTACAACCCGCTGCCCGACCTTATGGTCAACAACATCGAGATCGAGATGCCCGACGACCTGCGGGCCAAGTACGAAAAACTAGAACGCGAGTTCTTCTTGGTGCTCGACAGCGGCAAAGAAGTCGAAGCATTCAACCAAGCCGCCCTGACCAATAAGTGTTTGCAGTTCTCCAACGGGGCCATGTACCCCATTGCTGGCATGCCGCTGTGGGAGCCGGTGCATGACTTGAAACTCGAGGCGCTCGAGGAGATTTTGGACGAGGCGCAGGGTAGTCCGGTGCTGTGTGCGTATGCGTACAGATCAGACGCACAGCGCATCATGGACAAGTTCAAGCACTTGGACCCGATCAACCTGACCGAGTGCAAGAGCGAGGCATCGTTGACCAACGCCATGCACCGGTGGAAGACTGGCGACTGTTCGCTGATGATCGGCCACCCGGCATCGATGGGCCACGGGATTGACGGCTTGCAAAAGAACGGCCACATCCTTGTCTGGTATGGCCTCAACTGGAGCCTGGACCTGTACGAGCAGTTCAACGCTCGGGTGCGTCGTCAGGGCCAGGGAGCGCCTGTGATCTGCCATCGCATCCTCATGCAAGCCACACTGGATCAGGCGCAGGCAATGGCGCTTGACGAGAAGGCAACTACCCAAGCAGGGCTTCGCAACGCAGTCAAACAATACCGCTTGACAAAGGGCGCATAACCCGTGTTACACTGTGTCACACCAACCAAAGGAGTAAATGTAATGATTCGTGAATCAATTGAATGGCTGAAGACTGTTTACAAGATACCCAGTGCCGAAGTGCTGGCGCTGCGTGAACTTGAGGAGGCCAAGCGCAAGTTGCTCGAGGCGCAGTCAGGCCGCGACTACGCCATATCCATGTGCAACTATTACGAAACCAAGATCAAACGCTTGACCGCGTATTTGCACAACGCAACGGAGGTGAAATGAAATGCCCCGTGTGCGGAACTTGGACAATAGTGCTCGAGACTCGGAATGGTCGCCGACGCAGGGAATGTGCGAACCTGCACCGGTTTGTTACTCTCGAAAGCGTCGTGAAGATTGGCCCTTCCGAATCTACGAAGAAGGTGGCCGGATGTACCAAAACGTCGCCCCTCGGCGACGTAAGGCTAACTTAGACGACGTAGAAGATGCACCGTGGTAACCACGTTACTCTGATGCTTTTTTCTTATCGTACAGCGACCAAGCAACACCGGCCAACGTGGACACTGCGCCCACCACGGCATCCAGAGTGCCACCAGTGATGCCAAACGACATCAGGAAACCACCGCCAACGGTCGTCAGCAAATGGCGCACGATGGCTTGAATGATTGTTGCGTTCATGGATAGTCCTTCCAGGGTAATTGAAAGTGGGGGCCGTCTTTGAACTTCTTCCAGTCCCCGCCCCACTCGATAGGGATGTTGAGTTCCTGCGCTGCCGTCTTCATGGCGGTGGCGATCTTGGAGTACAGCGGCCACGACCAATCCACCTGACCATCGACCCAGGCTCCCAGATCGACGGCATGGCCGTCAAGATGGCGGCTGTTCATGGTCTGACTTGAGCCAGCGTCGAACATGGCTTTCTGACGCTCGATGGTCCGTAGCCCCTCGAGCACCGTGAAGTCCACAAGGCTGATCTCAATCGCATGCTTGACGACCTTGACCAGATCGGGGTGGACCCCCTTGAGTCGCATGATTGATCGTGGGCCAAGTTGGTACATCAATGCTTGCCGAGGAAGAACCCAGCAACTCCAGTTGCAACCGACCACAGACCGATGCCAAGCCAAATGGCACCCTTGGACCGACTTGCCATGTCAAGCAGTTGCTCCATCTGCTTCTCCATGCGGTCCATTTTCTTGTCCATGTTCTGTACGCGTTCCCACAAAACGCCGTACTTCACGGGATCAATCTCCGCGTTTCCCTCTAAAGCCATGATCACTCCTGAGTTTCAATGATTCTTACCGGCTGCTTTGCCAACGCGTTGCTGTTGTTTCGCTCAGGTGCAAGCGCGTTGACACCGGCAGCGGTGGTGCCGCGCACTATGGCTTTGGCACCCTGGCTCCATTGTGACGGATCAGAAATCAGTTTCAACACGCGGCTGCGCTCCTCAGCAGGCAAGCGCTCAAGCAGATTCACAGCACCCTCGGGTGTCTTGAGCGCATCAGTGAGTATTGTCATCGTCTTGGCACCGATCTTGTTCTCCAAGATGTTCAGTGCCTTGTTGGTCGTTGCGGCCACCGCGCTCAGGTACGACGGCAAGCGCAGCTTCGATGTGTTGTCGAGCAACAGTTGCTTGAGTGCGTCTTGGCCTGCGCTGACCTGACCCTTGACGGCCAGTTCGGTCAGGCGCTTTTGAGCCTGTTCGCGCAGCACTGACAGCGCGTTGTCGCTGAGTTCGGTGGCGATGTTGTAGTTGCCAGGGCCGAGGAACTTCTCGACCACTTCGGGCGACTCGTTTTGCACCAAACGAACAAAGGCATCCTTGTCCGTCTTCCACAACTTCGCCGCTTCGCCGGTCAACTTGCGCTCGGCAATCGCTTGCATGCCCTTGGCGTAGTCGGTCAGGTACTGGCGATACCCAGTGCCGCCTGCCGCCTCGATAGCGTCGATCAGCGTGGGCTTGAGTTTTGCCATGACCTCGGCTGCAAGGTTGCGCTGGGTCGTGGCATCCACGCCTGGGCGCAACTGCTGGATTGCGGCGTTGATCGAGTTCTTGCGAATGGCATCGAGCGCCTTGGCATCGATGACACCACCGCTGCCGGTCCACTTGGCGATGTCATCGGCCACGTTCTTAACCGCACCCAGCAGCAAATCGTTGCCCGCGAACTCGGGATTGTTCGCAATCGCACGGACGCTGCCAATTACCTCGTCGCCCTTGAGCGGCTTGATGCCGACAGAGCGCAGCGCATCAGCCGCACCTTGAGCAAACCGAGCGCCTTGGCCCAGATCGAGCGAAGCATCAGCAGCCTTGGATGCCCACTCGTCAGCCATGCGGGCCAGATCGCCCTTGTAGGTGTATTTGGTCAAGCCGACTGGCAGGTTGCCCTTGATTAAATCAAGTCGAGCAGAAGCCTCGGCAATCTTGCCAGCGTTGATCAGATCACGAACCTTCTGCACCTCAGCAGCAGCCTCGGCGCTCAACTTGCCAGCCTGCGCCTCGTAGTCGGCTACCGCTTTGCCCAGGTTCGCACGGCTCAAAGCAGCCTCACGCACCGGCCCTTGGGTGGTGTTGAGTGCCTCTTTCATGGCAGTCGTTGTGCCTCGGGCTTCCGCAGCCGTAGCACCACCGGCAAGTTTTGCCAGGGCGTTCAGGGACACTTCACCCTGCGATGCCTTGAGCGCCTCAAGGAAACGCGGATCGCGGGCCGTAGCGCGGTCGATCAGCGCTTGCCATGTCGGGCTGTTGATGTTGGCCGTGGCCTGGGCTGCGCTGACGTTCTGGCCTTGCGCTGCCTTGAGTGCATTGAGCACTTCGGGCAGATCGGGGCCAAGGGCGTTACGGGCGATATCCGCAGCCTTGTTGGCTGGAATGTTGCGAATGTCCATGACTTTGCCAGCGATCTTGCCGACCACTGGACCAAGGACTCGACCACCCGCTTCAAAGGTCGCACCCTCAAGCACGTTACGAGCAGGCTCAGTGACGAGCGCAGCGCCGGTTCTGGGCTGCTTCATGCCCATCGCCACATCAGCGGCTTCAATGGCTTCTTTGGCGATGCCGTAACCCAAGCCAGCGCCAGCGACACCACCGGCAGCGGTGCCCACTGGGCCAGCGCCAAACGTGCCTGCTGTGCCGCCCAGTAACCCGCCACCAATCGCGCCAGCAGCCTCCACCAAAGGGGCAGCATAAGGACGCACGGCTTGATAGACGCGCTGACCAGTGGTCAGGTCTTGACGAGTGCCAGGGATCGCGTCAGGCGATACCTGAGCGACAGATGGTTGCATCGACTGAGGCAGCGGTGCGGCCTTTGGGGTAGCCACACCGAAACGCTCACGAATGGCATCTTGCGTTGCCGGGTTCGCTTTGGTGAAGTTCGGGTCTTGCGTCGAGAACTTGTCAAAGATGGCCCGCTTCGTTGCCTCGTTGGCGTTGACGTAGTTGGGGTCGGTAAGGATCGAGGCGAGGTCTGCCATGTCGGCTCCTTACTTCAGCAACGGATTGTTTGTGTCTACTGCGCCACCGGCGGCAGGGGCAGCGCCACCTGGACGGGAAGCGCGAGATTGTGCTCTTGACACACCTGTGCGAATGACTTCTTGCAGGTCACGAGCAGCAGCCATGAACTCTTTTTCGCTTTGAGCCAGAGACATTCGGTTGATTGCGTCAGTACCCTTCGAGCCTTCTTTTTCCGTGATCGCACCGCCACCCTTGAGCGCTTCAAACGCCTCGAGGAACGATGCACCTTTGATCTGGTCAAAGCGCGAATTGAAGTCGGCAGCATCTGTGCCAGGAACAAACCGAGAGCCAGGTAGCCAAGTGGTGCCCACTGCGTTCTCGAAACCGGGGTGCGGTTTCGTTGCGGCTTGAATGACCTTGCCATTCTTGTCGCGCACTTCTTGTTTGCCAACCAGTTCGTCGATCAAACGCAAACCGTCTTCGGCACGAGAGATGATCTTCGGCAGCGCCTGCTGTGCGGCCACATCGCCCTTGGCAATTGCCTCGCCGGTGGCCTTTGCGCCAGCCATGCGCTGTTGAAACACAGGGTCCGCAGCACGGCGTTGATCTTCTTCAAGCACGGCAACGCGACGACCTTCGTAACCAAGGCGAGTGCCTTCTTGTCTGATGCGTTCACGTTCACGTTGATCTTGCAGTTTCTGCGCTTCGGTGAGCGTAACGGTTGCCACGCTGCCGGGTACGACAGCAGCCGTGCCACCCAATCCAGGCACAGCGGTAATTTGCTTTGTGCCGCCCAACTCTTGCTGGAAAAACTGCGGCTTGTTCAACTCCATGTACTTGCTCAAACCCAACGCAGCCTGTTGCTTCCACTGAGAAAATCCAGCGGGGTCAGCGGGAATCGAACGAGCAGCATCCATGATCGACACCCGAGTGATCGGAGAGCCAGCCATGTCAGGGTCTTGCTGTTGCGCTTGCAACCACTGCAACGCAGACTGTTGATCATTTACGCCAACAAGAGCGTCACGATATAGCGCGGCCTTGTCGATATGCAATTTTGCACGACGAGCAGCTTCTTCCGTCTGAGCCTTCTCAGTCTCGGTCAGTTTGCCACCAACCGTTTGACCATACTTTCCGTACTTCGTAAGCAACGACGCACGGTTTTCTGGTTTCAGCAATTCAGGATTTTGAAGGATGTCGGCAGCAAGACGGTTCTGTCCCTCGACCTCGCGCTGGTACTCAGCCAACTTGGCCTCGTTGAGCACGTTTTCTTGCTGCATGCCTTTCAGCTTCAGTGCGCCAGCCAACTGATTGACCGGCGACAGAGCCTGATAGTCTACTTGTAACGGCTGAACGCCGAGAGCGATGCGGGGATCAATTGGCATGATTGTTCCTTAACCTTGCACTGAACTTGCGTCAACGCCGGGATATGTGTTTACGGACGATGAAGGGAACATGCGGTTGTACAACTGGTTCTGGTTGTACAAACCGTACAAATTGATCCCTTGACCAACGGCTTGGTTGATTGCGTTTGCACCACCCACATAACCAGACGCACGGGCGTTTGCGGCTGACGCAAGACCCTCGGCGATGTTTGATCCCATTGTGCCTGCGGCACTTGTCAATGTATTGGCAGAAGTTTGACCAACACCGGCCAACGATTGCAGCGGTTGCAACTGAGCAGCGCGTTCAGCTTGGTAACGATTAAACGCGTTTTGAAACTCTTGCGAACCCATTTCCTGACCGTAGCGAGTCAATGCTTTACCCGTCGCACCCGACAGCAAACCACCTCGAGCAGCAGCCGAACGCTCGAGGGCTTTTTGCCCTTCGGACAATCGGAATGCGTAGCCAGGATCAGCCTGGAACTGGGACATATCAAACTTTTTGTAGTCGGTGAGCGGAATCAATTTGTTCAGCGCACCAATACCCGCTTGCCGCCACGGTTCTTGCAATTCAATCTGCTTTTGGAACATGCGCTCTTGCGCGGCAGTTCCTTGCTCGGCGGCAGCGGCTTGCGTGTTTGCGGCCTGAGTTGCTGCATTAGACGACTTGCTTGCAGAATAAACGGTTGCCGCAGCAACGGCGGTAAGTCCCCATGTCATAGCGTTTCTCCTTGTGCAGCAATCTGCGCCAGTTTCTCAGTTGAATCGATTAGCCCCATTTCGTCATACGAGGGGGAAATAACCTCTTGCTCGATTTTATCGAGTTCGGCTTCACTCTCAAACTCTGTCAAGTGAACCGTGGTCCAAAGTGTGTCTTCCTCGGCATAAACTGCCCGCTTTAGACCAACCTCGGACACAAAGGTGCAAGGGGCTTCGAGGTACTTGGTGCCGAACTCGGTGACGACCCTTACTCGACCCTTACTGATAAAGTTCAAATGCTGATGCCGGTGAATCTTGCCAATGATCAAGGTGCCCTTGGGAATGAACATCTCGCGGGCGTAGGTGCAGCAGCCATACTTTTCGTCTTTGGGCGTGAAGTAATGGGTGAGAGTGCAGTCTTCCAGCGTGGACTCGACCGCGCCGCTGGCGATCAACTGCTGAAGGCCATCTTGCACCGTCAGAATGTCCTGACGAAATTGCACTTTGCTCGGGGCGTTCTGGGCTACCAAGTCCATCAGGTCACCTCGCGTCCGCTGACTCGCATGTTGATGGCCGATGCGGTGCCAGCAATTGTGGAAATGAAGTCGCCAGGGTTGAGCACCTGACCCACCAGTTCGGGGAATGTGTAGACCTCGGCAGGCTGGAGCGTCTTGGTCTTGGTGATCAAGTTCTGGTTGCCAGCCGATCCAGCCGCCGTGACGAGGTTGACGCTGATTGTGGCAGCGGCAGTGTTGTAGTTCGTCGCGGTGAACTTGTCGATGATGGTCGTCACGCCAGTCGCGGTGTACTGGGTGGTTTGAGTGTTCTCGACCGTTTTGGCCGGAACTATATTCTTGACGGTGACTGTCATGTCATCACTCCAAAAGTAGGGCGTTGTTTGAGGTGTATTGCGTCATTATCCAGTTTGTGCCATCAGACACAAGGGTTGCGTTTGCACCGGCCACAGCGGCCAGGATGGCCGTGGTTGCCGCGCCCCCAGCAAGGGGCACCACGTTGCTGGATGCTGACACAAGGGTTTGAGCCTGATAATTCTGGAAATGCAGCGTCCGTCCGCTGTTGGCGCTGGCTGTCGGCAGCGTCACGGTGCAAGACGATCCCGACTTGTTGTTGATCAGCCAAGTTTCCCCAGCAGCCACCGAGAAGTTGGCTGTTTTGGTGACCGGTGGACCACCAGCGCCTGAGATTACCGACGCGGGGGTGACGTTTTTCCAATACCCCAAAACGCTGTCGTACTGAATCAGGTCACTGTTTGCCAGCGAGGCAAATTGCACGTTGCTGTCAGTGCCACCCAAAACAGACCCAGGCACGATGCGAATGTTTATTGATCCAGAACTGCCGGACCCCGCGTTTGTTACCTCACCAACATAGGTTTTTTGATTGGGTGCCGACGGTTTTGTTTTTGTAAAACTGCCAACATACGCTGGGTTGTAATACAGCGGGTCGCCGTCAGCCCATGTCTCACCGACGCTGCTACCAGTGGTGTTGAAGCCTCGAAGGTCGCCGCTGATCTGGATCAGACCAAATCCGTTGAGCGCAATTGTCTCAGCAGCCACACCGACAATCTGATTAGGATCGGCCAATGCCAGCGGCGTAGGAGCCACGGTTATCACACCCGATGCGCCTACTGCACCCGTGTGATAGCAGAGTTGCCCTTTGGTGATTGCTGACGATGCTTTGACATAAACGTATTCAGATTCGCCAATCCGAATCAGTACGTTTGCCGTGGCTTGAACGCCCATCGTTGTGCCACCGTCCCAGTACATGCTACCCACAGCAGTGGGTACAGGCGACGGGGCTGTGTTGAACGTGAGCCAGGGCACATTGTCCTGCTCAAGCGGGGCCATGCTGCCCAGTTCAGGCTGGCGCAAGGTTTGCAGTTCCTGGCGCACAGCATCAAGCGCGGCTTGCAACTCGGACGTACCGGGTGCGGGCTGAGTCTGCAACCCGTTGATGTCGATGATGATGTCGGTCAGGTCTTCTTGCTGAAACGTGGGAGGCCCAAGTTGCAAGTCAGTCAGGGACGCGGTGTTTTGACCGTTGCCGGTCAACTGAAACAAGTTCAGGAAAAACCGATACCACTCACGCGAGATCAACCCAGTTCGCGCATCCGTTAGCGGAACCCTGGGAGGTGTGATGTTGGTTAGATCGACGGTTGCCATCGTTAAG